AAAGAAATATGTTCAAATATATTTTTTTCTAAAGTTGCCATTACCACAGGTGAATTTCTTGCAACATTACTAGCCATAAAATTTAAATGGGTTGTAATATGTGCTTGGTGATCTTGGCCTTTAAAAGCTTGGAAAGGTTTATTAGACATTGCTAAAATATTTTCAGTAGCAGGGTCCATTGGACTTGGTTGAGCCGGTGGTGGTAATATTTGATCAATATTTTTTACACCAATTGCTTCGTACATATGTCTATACGCTTCATACAAGTTATGCATTTGCGGATTAGATTGAGCTAATTGTAATTCTGTTTGTGCAAGTGATATTCTTTGTGATTGTGAAAATATATTTGGATCAGCAACAGGAATAATATCTACTTTGTCATCAAAATCCGAAACTTTAATATTTCTTTGTCCACCCACAACATCATAAGGATATTCTGGTGGTAGATAAGTTTTAAACACTCCGGCCAATAACTGGAACTCGCTCTTCATCGCTACATAAAGTCTTTTATGTATTGCTGACATGACTCTTGAACCACGTTCTAAGAGAGCTATAGTCGTTCCAACAGCAGCCTGTTGGTTGCCATCACCGACCTGCATGTCAGCGATGGAGGCAAATCTTTGCCCTGCCGAAACCACGGTCCCCATCAACTGTAATAAAGTCTGCGATGGTTCTTTGAATGGTAAAGGCATGAATGCATCCTTAATGTTTCCACCAGGTGCATCAACATCTCTGAATTCGCCAGGCTGAATTGCTTGAGCCTCATCTCTAACACGTATTCCACGTTGTTTAAATCCTGAAGGCAGATTACTTAAAGTACCTGCGTCCAATAATTGTCTTAGTGCAGTAGTTGCCGTTCTTGACAAACCACCGATCATATGAATTAAACCAAAACCATAAAAACCCATTCCAGGTAAGAATTTAAAGTGTACAAAATAATCTTGTTTTTTCTTAGTGGGATCATCTGCTTTATAGTTTCTTCTAATTGATAGTATTTCTCTGTTTCCTAATTCAAGAGTTACAATGTAAGGAAGTTTAATTCCTGTGTCTTCTCCAGTTGAATCTTTGTCTTCAAAACCCTCTAAGTCTATATCCGTATGAAATTCTAAAATACTAAATACATCTTCGTCTTGAGTTCTTCTTACTCCTTCAAGTTCTCTTTCTTTTTTTTCTACTTCTGTTTCTTCATCATAACCTGGTTGTATTTCTACATCTCTATAAAAACCGGCTACTTGTTTTTTTCTTAAATCATTTTCTGACATTTTTAGAACGTGAACTACTGATTCTGCTTCTTCTAAAGATGTTGCAGTGTATGGAACTAATAAATCATCAGCGGGTACAAATTTTGATACGGCTCTACCCAATAACTCATCGTAATAGACTTTTTTGAATGCAGAGCCGCTAAGTGGTAGATAAAAAAGCATTTGATCGAACTCGGGTTCATACTCTTTCATTACATCCATAAGCTGATAGTTCATGAATTCTTTCACACGTTGTGATTGGTCTTCTCTGGCTCTATCCATTAACCCAATAACTTGAGTGTGTACGGGTCCATTAGCCGGTAATAATTCTTTGTAAGCTTGCGCTTGAAATTGTGTAACTGCTTCTGCTAGAACTGGGTGAGTTGCACCTGAAGCTCCTTGAAACGGTTGAGTGGGAGTTTCGTATTTAAATCCTAAAAGATCTAATCCTTTTGTATAAGAATCTTCCCAATCTTTTCGGGCGCCCTTATACGTCATGTAATTTTCTGCTAACTCAGAACCTAATTTTCCTAAAACATCTTCTGGTAACAATTCTGCTAAATTATCTCCGTGACTTTCACCGCCGGGTTGATTAACCGCTGATGGATCAAAATTAATTACAGCACTACCATCTTCTTCTTGAGTAACCTGTACATCATCAGGACCAACTTGTTTTTCAACAGTTTCTTGTTCTGATATTGCTATTTCTTCGTCGCTGGGTGTTCTAAGTTCAGTCTCTACGTTTGGTAGAGCCTTGTCTATATCTGCCATTTATATTCTCCGAGTTCTTGATTGTTGTACTTTGTTTTAAAGGAATATTCAAGCCTTGTGAGTCTGGTCCTTTTAATGGTGGAATTTCTTTCCATTTCACGTGTGGCATATTTATCACAAGAGTTTTATTTTTAACCGTCATCAAATAACCCCCTTCCTGCTTTTTTATTTTGATACATTTCATAACCACTGATACCAGCAGATAAAGCTAGACCCGGTAAGCCGAATCTTCTTGATACCGTTTTAAGAACACCGGGACTTATACCTAGTCTCATTATATTTGAAGCCGTTGGTCCAGCAAATTTTGTAGCTTGTTGTGTTAATGGTGATGCAAAAGCTGCCCCTAAATAATTAAATGGATTAGTTGCAATATCACCAGCTGAATCCCCTTCAGCAATTTGTTGACCAATGTATAAAGGCTCTAATGCTAGCATACCTAATGGTGTTCCCGAAGCCGCTAAACCTTTTCCTAATAATCCACCAAGAGGACTAGCAGCCGCTCTAATTTTTCCAACACCCGGTTTCATGGGTCCGGTAAATTTATCTGACGGTCTTATTCCTCTTCTATCTTTATAATATTCTGCTCCACCCGGTATCATACCTCCTGCAGTCACTGCACCAAGAGTGGGTAATATGGCATCACCAAATGCTGTAGTAGCGGGTTCCATGCTTGGTTCTTGTATGGGTTGAGTAATCATATCGATTAACATATTCTTTTGTTGATTCTCATCTGATAAATAAGTTGAGGGATCGTCGTTCATGAATTCTTTAACAAGTCCTGCACCTGCTGCACCTACTGCAGCGAACGCTCCAAACCTTCCACCTTTTTTGGCAACAGATAAAAATGTATTTGCAGCAGATTTAACTTTTGCCATTGCTGAACTTGTTTCAGGTCCTTCTGCAAATATTTTAGCAGCTTTTACCGGATCATTATCTATTGCAGCCGCACAATCTCCTGGTAAACCACCACGAGATAATACACTACAACGACCAATTTTTTCTTTTTCCGATAGAGATTTAACTGAATCTTTTAATTTTTTTAATTGTTGTGAGTTTAGATCATCTATTGGGATTCCTTTTTCTCCAACTTTTCCAATTCTATTTTCTCTTACAGGTTGGTCATCTATTGGTAAGCCGTATTCATCCGTAACAGCATTTAATTGTGTAAACCCGATATAAGGTTGATATTTTTTAGGTAACTTTTCTGCAACTGTTGCAATAACTTGTTCTGCTTCTTTATTTAATTCATCTACTTTTTTAAGATATGGAAAACTACCACCATCGGATGCAGTTTTGTAAGCTTTAGATATGTTGTCACTAATATCATCTGCAATATTATTTAATCTTGTATTATATTGTGAAAGCCGGGAGTTCATTTGTTTAGTTATGATTGCAACATCATTTGTTGTCAGACGAGTTTCTCCACCTATAGGCATAATGTGGTGAAAAGGAAAAGCGTTTGTACCTTGAACATATTTTGTTTTCTTGGCGGTCTTGCTTAATCTTACACCTCTTTTTATACCATAGTCTGTTAATGAACTTACTATTGAGTCTTTACTTTTTAAATCTTTTCTAATGGCCGAATTAATATCTCTAACTCTTATGCCTTTTAAAAATTCTCCATCTGTTCTTGATTTTGGATATTGAGTCTTAATAATCTCACCGTATTTTTGTTCCATCTGTTTGATAGAATCTGTTCCTAAAGTTATTGGTTTTTGAGAATAGGATCCATCTGCATTTTCAATTAAAAATAATCTAATATAATCTTCTATATATCCTTCAGGTAAATTACTTAAAATTTTTTTATTAAGGTTTATTTTTTTCTGTCTATTATTGATAGCCATTACAGCTCCAGAATCTTAGCTAGACCACCATGTGCTGCATCAAACTTTCTAGGTTCATAATTCATTAATTCTGTTCTTTGTGCCAGGTCCATGTCTAGGTATTTCTGTAAAGCAAGTTTCTGTTCACTAGAGGGTAATTGAGCAATTCTCATTGCTTCTGCTCTAGGAATATTAAGTTCGCTAACCGCTTTTTCAACGTTTAATTGAAACATACGTGGTGGTGTAGTTGTTTCAAATGTTTTAAATTTTTCACCTTTACCAGTTACTCCATCAGCAAGTTTCATACTCTCACGTTTAAAAGGTTCTGGTATTTCATTTACAATACCTCTATCCACAGCCGCTCTTCTTGCTTTAATTTTCTCTCCCACTCTTAATCCTGTTTCACGCACCGCTAATCCATAAAGATCAGATCTTAATGCATCATCTAAATCGTCAGCTAACATATTTTTAAATATTATTGGATTATTTTCTACTAATGCATCAACAACCATTTCAGCGTCATATTTATAATCGTCTGTTGGAAAAATATCATCCGCTGCTTTTTTAATCATTTTATTACTAATTCTTTTTAATATTTTTGATGAACCACCAAATCTGTAACCTTGTCTAGTATCTAATCCTGCGATACCACCATCAGCTAGACCTAAATCTTTCATTAAACTTGGTTCTGTTATTGCTGCATTTTTATTTTGTATTGTTGCATTATAATCTTTAAAGTTTGTGATTGCATTAGCTGCTGTAGTCATTTTATCATCCACTGTATTTGTAGCTACAGCTGCTTTATCATCTTCTTCTTCGTTGTTTGAACCAAATATATAATTTTTTGCCTTCTGAAACATCCCTAATTCAGGTTTAATTACCTGAGTTATACCAGTTCCACCAGTTCCACCACCATCACCACCTGTATTAGTAACAATAGTATTAACATTACCGTCGCCACCAGTATAACTTCCATGATCGCTTTGATAACCTCCAGTATCTCTACCTACTCCAGGATTCCATCCGCCTTCAGCATATCCTGCTCTGCCTCCATGTGCAAAAGGAAAACCATCTGGAGTTTCTTTAACGGACTCTTGTAACTTAAGTGTAAATTTATCAAATTCCGGGTCCGTTGGTCTTAAACCTTTAGCGTCTGTAGCATTCTCTAAAATTCTTTTAGTTAGGATTGCCATCTGTTCAGTTGTTGCTCCTACCGGCATCAGTTCAGCAACTCTTGGTCCAAAATATTTTTGAATTAAAACAATTGGATCAGCTTCAACTCCGCCGCCACCTTCCATAATATATTTCATATCTTGTGGATCGATGATATTGCTAAAAGTAGTTCGACCTACGTCATCACCTTCTTTCAAAGCGTTAACTAAAAATTCTCTCGCTGATGCACGTTTGCCTGGAAGATCTACTTTATCTATAGTTTGCATAATTGCTGTTTCTTCTAATCCAGCGGGTCTGTTTTTTATCTCACTAAATTTATCTAAAAATTGATTGCCGGATACTGATTCACCTGCAGGTGGTATTTTTCCTTCAGCCACCAATTGATCAATTTTAACAAAGTCTTCATCTTTCAAGGGTCTACCCATAAATTGACGTGATTCTTCTGGAAATTTTTTAAATACTTCTGCTTCAGATACTTGTCTTTCCCCGATCCCTGATTTTGCTCTCAATGAATCCAGGCCAAAGTCTCCTTTAAGAATATTAGTTGGATTAAATGTTTCTTTCATTACGGTCATATTATCAATCAACTTATTCAGTTGAAGATCATTTAATTTGCCACCTGTCGCATAAGACATAGAAGATTCTATTGCGGGTATGATTTTTTCTTGTCCGATAGTTGTTACCATCTCTGGATTTATGCTTTTTTGAAATAGCATGCCATCCTGGGGTCCGGAACCAAGGAAACTCACATTTGACCGGGTACCGAGGAACTTGGATGTATTAGCACCTAAGTCTTTCGCCAATCTCAATGCAATGTCGATTAAAGTTTTGTTAGCCATAATATGTTAAATTCTTCCTCACAATCGGCTCTTCTTTGTAATCCTCAGGGTGACGAACCATTCCTCCCTGTCTAATTCTCATAATAGCCTGTGTGGTACTATCCACATAGTCATCATGCTCCCCATACGGGAATGCAGCACACTCTTCAATTACCTCTTGGGCAAAATGTTCATGTAGCGGCGCCCATATCTTACCAGATTCAAACAAAGGTGCAACAGAATTCACACGGGTATGTTTATCATTACCTCTCGATGGAGTGAAATTTACTACTGGAATATCCATCTGACGCAATTCATGAGTCAGCGGTAGCCCCGATGCCTTAGCCTCGATTATAACCATATCCGGTCGCCAATCCAAATATTCTTGATAGGCAAGTCTTCGTAGTTCTGGAAATTCATACCGACCTTTAAAAGCGTTTACTAATATAATATTTTGTGCTCCGTCTTGTGGAGTGAATACACCCCAAGTAGTAATCGCCGAGTAATCCGCTCTCGTGCCTTTAGTAAAAGCTGTGTCATAACTTTGAATAATATAATCTAATTTAGGTGGGGTTTTTGCTGTCCAATCTTTCCACCAAGTTCTTTTAATTAAAGCTCCTTCTTCTCCAGTAGGTGATTGCATGTACTGTGCGTTCCAATTAGATACTGGAATTGAAGCTTTAGTTTTTAATAATTCTTCTGCTGACCAGTATTCAGGCCACACGGGTTTTCCATCGGGGAGTAGTGCGGGTAGTTCTACAACTTCCCATTGATCAGATCCTTCTTCACTTTGTGCTTTTAATAATTGTCCGGTTACATCTTTCGTGGACCATCTAGTCATTACGATTACAATAGAGCCACCCGGCTGAAGTCTTTGACGTGGACCAGCTGTGTACCAGTTCATCGCTTTTTCAAATGCTTTACCATCTGCTCTAACATCTTGTTCCTTGTGGGGATCATCAATAATTAATAGATCTGCACCCCTTCCGGTAATTGCACCACCAACACCAGCTGCAAAGTATTCTCCCCCTT